GCGCCAACACGTCGGTATCAGCGACCCTTACGCTACCTGATTCAACGTCAGCAGACACGCTTGGCTACTTAAACGCGCCAATCAATGAGCAGTCTGCCGCTTATACGGCGGTTGCTGCTGATGCCGGGAAGGTTATCTTCCATCCCTCGACAGACGCTAACGCAAGAACGTTCACGATCCCTGCTAATGCTTCGGTGGCTTATGCGACGGGAACGGTGTTGACCTTTATTAACATGACTTCGCAGGTTGTCACGATTTCCATTACGAGCGATACGCTTTACCAAGCAGGTACGGGATCTACGGGATCACGGAGTCTTGCTCAGTATGGTATTGCCACGGCGGTCAAGATGACTTCCACGACTTGGCTGATTTCCGGCAACGGTTTGACCTAAAGGAAGAGCCATGACTGGCATTCTTAATTTGATTATTGGATCGCTGGGTTCTAGATACACCGTAGTCCAAACCTTCACAGCGACATCAACTTGGACTTGCCCTACTGGTGTTACAGAGGTTGAGTATTTGGTTGTCGCTGGTGGTGGTGGAGGTGGAAGCGCGGTTGGAAGTTCTTATAACGGCGGTGGTGGAGGAGCCGGAGGGTTTAGGGTTGCTTCAGGGTTTTCGGTTACAGCAGGCACGGATTACACCATAACCATAGGCGCAGGAGGGGCGGCTGCTACAAATGGTCAAAATAGTGTTTTTAGTACAGTTACCTCTAACGGCGGCGGCGCAGGTGGCGACACCCCAAGTGGATTAGCCGGAAAAAACGGTGGTTCGGGAGGAGGGGCTGGTGTAAACGGAGTTACTATTTTTTCTGGAGGAACTGGCAATACACCATCAACAAGTCCTTCTCAAGGAAATAACGGAGGTAGTGGCGTTGGAGCTGGACCTCCTAATTATGGTGCTGGCGGTGGCGGTGGCGGCGGTGGTGCTGGTGGTAATGGAACAACAACCACAGGCGGCGCAGGAGGTACGGCTTCTTTTTCATCCATTACAGGGACATCTGTAAGTTACGCTGGCGGTGGTGGCGGGTCTGCTGTATTTGGTGGCACTGCTGGATTGGGTGGCGGGACGTCAACTACAGCAGATAAAGGAGGTGGCGGTGATGCGTCTAATTCAGGGGCCGGAACTGCTGGTGCACCTAACACGGGAGGTGGCGGTGGTGGCGCTGCCGGTACTGCAACAGGCGGTGCAGGCGGCTCCGGCATTGTCATCCTGAAATACCAAGCACCAACACAAACCGTATTCACCTTCAAAGGTTCTGGTCAGTGGAAATGCCCGACAGGTGTGACCAGCGTTGACTATCTTGTGGTTGCTGGCGGGGGTTCTGGCGGCGCGGGAATTGGTGGTACGGGCGGCGGGGGTGGTGGCGGTGCAGGTGGATTTAGACAGGCGTCAGGTTTTTCTGTAACCGCTGGAACTGAGTACACAATAACTGTCGGTGCTGGTGGATCTGGCCCCGCATCTGGTGCTTCTGGGAGCAATGGCTCAGATTCTACTTTTAGTTCAATTACTTCTACAGGTGGTGGGAAAGGTGGAAGCTCGTCATCATCTGGTGTATCTATGTCAGGTTCAAATGGTGGAAGCGGTGGTGGAGGGCAGTGGGGTAATACAACAACTCCTAATGGATTCGCTGGCGGAACAGGTAATACACCAAGTACTTCACCTGCACAAGGTAGTAATGGTGGAGCATCAGCAAACAGTTTAGGCCCGTCTTATGGCGGGGGTGGTGGAGGCGGTGCGTCAGCTACTGGTGCAACTGGTACTGGTTCTGTAGGAGGTAACGGAGGAAACGGAACAGTAAGTTCAATAAGCGGATCTTCAGTTACATACTCAGGCGGAGGTGGTGGCGGAACTTATAACAATAACGGAACAGGCGGTACAGGCGGAACAGGTGGTGGCGGAGCTGGAAGTAATTCGACTGGAACAAGCGGATCAAGTGGAACAGTCAACACCGGAGGTGGCGGTGGAGGTGGGTGTTCACAAGCCAGTAATGGGCAATCCGGAAGTAATGGCGGATCTGGCGGCTCCGGTATCGTAATTATCAAAATCAATCAATAACATGACTACAAAGACATATCGCTTTCTAGGCATTGATACAGCCATGCACTTACTTCGTCCAGGTGCGAAGTGGGAAATATCAAACAACGTCTTTACTCGGTGGGATGATCCACGGCCATGCCCTTCCATAGAAGAAGTGTATTGGGTCATTGACAAGATCAGAGAGTTTGAGGACAGCATCCCAACGATCTATACCGACGAGCAGTTAAAAGAGATGGGCATAGCCAAAGAGGAATTTGAACGTGCAGTTGCATAACCTATTCCCCATACCTGTAGGCTTTGCAGAGCTTGGCAGACCCTTGAGCGATGAGGAGTTGTTCTTCATCCGTGAGTTGCCAACAAGACCCAACATGGGTAACACTACAAGCACGAACAACTTTGTGCTGCGTGATCCTGCGCTGACCTCACTGCGTTCGTTTGTAGAAGATGCAGTGTCGGATTACTTCAAAAGCACAGTCAATCCCAAGCACAACGTAAGCCTACGAGTCACGCAAAGTTGGTGTAACTACTCGGAACCTGGGCAATACCATCACAAACACGCACATCCAAACAGCTACATCTCAGGCGTGTTTTATGTGCAGACTAACGCTGATGACAGGATTTACTTCTACCGTGATGGCTGGCAGCAGATCAAGTTTCCCACCGATAACTGGAATGCGTATAACTCAGAGTCCTGGTGGTTTGAAGTATTCACTGGCCGATTGATTCTTTTCCCCTCATCCTTGACGCACATGGTTCCGACCATTCAGGGTGAGCAGACACGCATATCGCTATCGTTTAACACGTTTCCCGTTGGCACAGTTGGCGAGGAAATGGATTTAACTGGTCTTAAGCTGGAGGCATAGATGGCCCATTTCGCAAAGATTGAAAACGACGTTGTTGTGCAAGTTATCGTTGTTGATAACAAAGACACAGCAGACGCAAGCGGTGTTGAGAAGGAATACATCGGCGCAGCCTTCTGCGAACGACTGCTTGGCGGTACTTGGAAGCAGACTTCGTATAACGGCAACTTCCGCAAGAATTACGCTGGGCTAGGTTATACCTACGACGCAGCGCGTGATGCTTTCATCCCGCCCAAGCCAAGCGCAGATGCAACGCTTGATGAAGCGACATGCCAGTGGATAGTTCCTACTGATTCGATTGGAGCCGATTCGTTATGACTACGAAAATCACGGGCGCAAACGTCAACACGCTATCGCTTGGCGTTGTTAGCGGTGTCGTACAAACAACCTTGGCGGCTGCGCTTGAAAAGGTGACAATCAGCGCAACGGCAGCAACAGGAACGATCAATTACGATCTATCAACACAATCAATTTTGTATTACACCAGTAATGCAACAGGAAACTGGACGCTAAATATCAGAGGCAATTCAAGTACTACGCTGAACTCAATGATGGCAACAGGCCAGAGCATGACGTTAGCATTCTTGGCTACCCAGGGCAGTACCGCTTACTACAACTCAGCAGTAACTATTGACGGATCTTCTGTTACGCCGAAATGGTTTGGCGGATCAGCTCCATCTGCTGGCAATGCGAACGGGATTGATGTTTATACTTACACGATCATTAAAACCGGTAGCGCTACTTTTACTGCGCTTGCTAGCCTATCAAGGTTCGCGTAATGCCCATCATTGCTTCGCTAGCGTCTGCCTCTAAAAGAGGATTTGAGGGGCTCGGGTCAGCCGTTTACTACAGCAATTTATTTGTAAGCTCACAAACTGATTACATATCAATGCCTGCAAGCTCTAATCTTGCTCCGGGCAATTCCGCGTTTACGATTGAGTTTTTCTTCTATCCTAATTCTGCAACGTATCAATCAATATTTAGTTGCGGCTATTTGTCAGGATCGTTCGGTGGCTTTGAAATTGCAATCGATGGCACAGGCATACCACGACTTGTAAAGGAATCGGTTACTTATGTATCAAGCATTGCAATTAATAGCGGAGCATGGAATTATGTTTGTTTCACGCGAAGGAACACATCAGCAGGAGGGGCCCAGTTTTTTATTAACGGTTCTTCTGCAACGGCCGCACAAGTAAATAATAACTTTACAGATCCGGCGTCATTTAATACAACTATAGGCATAAGGCGGAGTGCGTTAACAACCCCGGCAAACGCTTATATTAGTAACTTAAGATACCGCATCGGTGTTGGCGTTTCATCCGCCCCGGTTCCTACATCTCCGCTTACAAACGATGCAAACACAAGGTTGCTAACCTGCCAATCAGCAACGATTGTGGACAACGCAAGCCCTCCTAATACATTAACAAACAACGGTGTGACAGTGTCCACGATAGCTCCTTTCTAATGAAAAATTGGAGTAAGTATGAATTGGTCAGACGTTCTTAAAGCGGTCATACCAGTCATTGTGGCTTCGCTTGCTTGGTTGCTCGGCCAAGTTGCTGACTTCTCAACGCGCCTAACGAAGATCGAAGGGTCCATGCCGGCCTTGATTACTAAGGAGGGTGTGCCGACTGATAGCCCAATCTCTGCTGAGAAACGTGCCATCCTCAAAGAGCAACTCATGCAGCATATCAACGAGCTTCAAGTCAAAGTGCGTTTGTTAGAAGAACGTGAAAAGATGGGGAAGCGGTGATGTTTGAGTTACTCAGCGGCGGTCTCCTTGGCTCCATCTTCGGCGGTCTCTTTCGCCTCGCTCCGGAAGTGCTGAAGTTCTTGGACAAGAAGAACGAACGCCAACATGAACTCAGTATGTTCCAGCTTCAGACTGACCTCGAAAAAATGAGGGGTGAGTTCAAGATGGAGGAGAAGTACGTTGACTACTCTATCCAGCAAATGGACACGATTAAGGAAGCATTTAAGGAGCAGGCTGAAACTGCTAAGGCGGCAGGCAAACTTATGTCTTTTATATCGGCTTCTGTTCGTCCCGGTATAACTTGGTTTTTGTTCTTCATGTACGCAGGAGTCAAGGCTGCTTCAATAACGCTGGCCTTTCAAGCTGATGCAAACTGGGCTGACGTCTTAGTGAAAAGCTGGGATGAAGATGATTTTGGGATGTTATCAATGGTGCTGTCATTCTTTTTCGTTGGCCGCAGCGTAGAAAAATACCAGAAATCATAATGGATGAAGCCAAAAAGCTTTGCAAGGATGTACTGATAAAGCCCTTTGAAGGGCTGGCAAAGCGTTTGCCTGACGGACGAGTTCAGGCCTATCCCGACCCCGGAACCCGCGGGCACCCTTGGACAATCGGTTGGGGAGCTACTGGGCCAGACATCAACCCCGGCACTATCTGGACACTGGAGCAGTGTGAAGACGCCCTGGATCATCATGTGGAGTATTTTGTCCGAGGTTTGGTGAAGATGTCGCCATCCATACAAACGGCGCTACCAAGGCGGATTGCCGCAGTGACTAGCTGGGTCTACAATTGTGGCCTAGGAAACTATCGGGTTTCCACGTTCAAAAAGCGTATTGATGCGGGGGATTGGGATGGTGCAGCCGATCAGTGCATGTTGTGGAATAAAGCCGCTGGTCGAGTGTTACCTGGGCTTACCCGTCGTCGCGCTGCTGAAGCTGCCCTAATGAGGTGAGCCGTGCCATTATCCAAGATCCTCTACAAGCCTGGCGTCAACCGAGAGAACACACGTTATACAAACGAGAACGGGTGGTATGTCTCTGATAAGGTTAGATTCCGTCAGGGCACGCCTGAAAAGATTGGCGGCTGGGCTAGGATTTCTTCAAACACGTTCCTAGGTGTTTGCAGGGCTCTTTGGAACTGGGTGACATTAACTGCCAACAACCTTATGGGTGTTGGCACAAGCGCCAAGTATTACATTGAGAGCGGCGGTGCGTATAACGACATTACGCCTATCAGGCGATACAGTTACACGACGACGCTAACAAACCCGTTCTCTACAACCAACGGGCAAAACACCATTTCAGTGAGCGATACAGCGCATGGGGCTCAAGCTGGTTCGCTTGTCTACTTTACAGGCTCATCCGCGGTAGGTGGCATACCTGCTGCTGAGATCAATACGCGACACACTATTACGTCTATAACAGATGCTAATACCTACGTTATTACTGTAACGACGGTAGCAACGTCCACGGTGTCTGGGGCTGGCGGCACTGTAACTGCACAGTACTTTATTAACGGCAGGTTACTTGGCACCG